AAGTTCGGTGGCGAATAGGTTGGTGGTGGGCTATACGTGGTGACCGGCATGGGGCCGGGACAAGGGAGTGAAAATGGCGAATCAAGCGCAAATCGATGCGATCGAGCAACTTCTGATGGCGTTTTTGAAGGGATATCAATTCAGGGTTGATGTAGAAACCGCATTCACCAAAGCGGATGCGGCTCTGATGGGGTCGGACGGCCCGCCTGGAACTACAGAAAAGACCCAAGCGGCCAACTATCTTGCCCACCTGAAACTTCAGCTCAAGTCCTAATCGTCCCGACCTATCCGTAACGCTTCCCTCCGATAGGCCATCTCCAATTTCCGCGCCACAACTGGCGACACGGTAATTTCGTGGCGCGGAACCTCAAGCAGCCGCAAGGCCCGATCACGCCCTAAACCGTGAAGATGGTGAATCATCAGCGTCAGCGCTTCACCTTGTTCTTCAATCTCTGCCCAGGCCATCAGTTCGGCGAGCGCCTGCTTCGTGCCAGGCCGAACACGAAGCCGCAATTCCTCTTCGCCGTGCGCCTTCCTCTTGAGTGCGGTCTTCTCGTCGCGCTGCTGCTGGGTCATTGCCATCACCGCTTCCTCCGCTTCTTCTGTCCACGGCCATGTGCTGTCCAGCCGGCCCCGCGAATCTCGTTACCCATTTCCGCGATCATTGCCTCGACCTGCTCATTCACCAGCGGCACGAGGTCAAACATCAGCGCGTTTGGCACCGTCATGCTGCGAATGGTCTTTTCACCGTCTGGCATCAGAAACCAGAGGCTTACATCCCAGCGCACCGGCTTTGATGGACGCGTGCCTTTCGGGAGTGTGTGGCCGCCATTGGGGCCGATCGTATGAATCACGCTGCAGGTCATGTTGAATACCACTCGGTGGCAAGTGATGTTGCGCCGCTCGCTTGCGGCCCTGTGGCACAGATCGTTTCATCGGCTGGTGAGCATCTCGGCCTTGGCCTGCTCGATCTGCTTTTCCAGCTTCAGGATGGTTGCCTCGCCGCGCTCGGCGTCTGCTGGCTTCCAGTCCTTCGAAGCGGCCAGCAGCCGGTCGATGCTCTCGCGCATGTGCTGGATGTTCCAGTAATGCACTTGGTGGTGAGTGGTGGTTGTCATGATCAAGCCCCCGCGAGGTACGGCAGTTGGCGGAAGGGGATGTCGTCATCGAAGCTGTCGAAGTCAGGACCGTTCGTGCCCTGCTGGTTCTGGGCTGGCCTGCTCTGTTGCTGGGTGCGCTGCTGCGGCTGCTGACGCGTTTGCTGTTGCGGCGCCTGCTGTGCCTGCTGTTGCGGTGCTGAACCGGCAAACTTGATGATAATTACCCGACCCGTCAGCTTGATGCCCTGACTGCCATCGCTCTTGTCGAAGGTCTCTACATGAGCATCGTCGATGGTGAAGTGCAGCTGCTGGCCCTTGAGCAGGTACGGAGCCAGGGCTTCGGCCTGTTTGCCCCACAGCGTTGCGTCGACCCATTGGGTGGGACGCTTGCCGTCCTGACCTTTGCGACCGTATTCGCAGGCCATGGGCAAGTTGCAGACGGCGTCGCCGTTGGGGGTGTATCGCAGTTCGGCGTCGCGGCCCAAGCGGCCGATATCGGTAAGTGTTGGCATCGTGGTTCCTTGAGTTAAGCGGCCAGGCCGAGCACCTTGTTCATGCGCTCGTCGAGGATTTCGTAGAAGGTGGTGACACGTTCGGAGAGCTTGCGAATCATCACTTCGTCGCGGTATGCGCGCTTGATGAAGAGCGGCATGCCGGGCCAGTAGCAGACGAAGTCGATCCACTCGCGCTCCGAGACCCAGAGGCCGCCCTGGCACTGCGCGATGTGCTCTTTCGGGATCTCGCCACCGAGGATCACCTCGACCTGAAGCTTCGGCAGCTTGGTTTTGATCTCGGTCAGGCCGTCAGTGCCGATCAGTGAGTCTGGCGAGTACCCGATGCCGTGGTTCAGGATGATGCCGAGCTGCTCGGCCTTCACATCCTCGCGGGCTTCATACAAGCCGCGGGCAATGCCTTCGTACTCATGGCCGCGCTCTGTGTGCCGGTTGCCTTGGAATGGGTCGGCAGCCTCGCCAGTGATGCGCTCACCGATTAGGGTGTTCATGTAGGTGAACGCACCGGCGCCGAACCCGGCTTCGCCTTTGCCGTTGACCAGCAGGCTATCCAGCTCGCTGCAGGTGATGATGCCCAGACGCAGATCAAGCCACGCCTGAGTGCCCTGTTCTACGTCACTGATTATTTTCATTGCCTTCTCCTTCAGGGTTCTTCGCGTTCTGGGCGGCTGATTTGGTGAGCATTGCCAGCACCTGGTCGAACACGACTTTCTCGACCGCTGATGGCGTACCGTGGATACCGGCGAAAGCTTTCTTCGCCTTCTCGCTGCACTTCTCCAGCAACATCGCCAGTTGCGCAGCCTGGGCAGACGTAACGCGCGGCGTGACAGCGGCGACGCCGCCATTCCCATCATCGTCTTCGCCTGTGGTGGTGATATTCAGCAGCAGGCCGGCGGTGTACCGCTTGCCATAGCTGACACTGGACGCCACGGCCTGTACGCCGTTCTTGCTGCCAGAGGTGTCGACGGGCAAAACGATGGATGTTGTTTCGCGGTGCCCGGCGCGATGACTCAGCACACCCTCAACCTCAATGCCTTTCTCGTTTCGCGGGGTTCGGAAGGTCAGACCAAAGCCGTGTCGGGCAAGGACCGGCTTAATCATTTCGTTGATGTCTTCCCAAAGAGCGTACGTACTTTGAATACGGCCGCTCTTATCCTTGATGCCGCCGCGCTCGCCAATAACAGGCATTTCCTCCTGCATCTGCGACAGTGCGTCGTCGTACTGCTGTTTGGCCTGCTGAGCTTTGAAACGCTCATGCATCGCCATCAGACGCTCCATCTTGTCGATGTCGGCGTCTGGAGACATAGCCACCTGCTGGATGATCGACATGATGGTCGTCGATTCGGTTTGGACGGCCGGCACGCGGGCGGCCGGATCTTTCACGGCAAGATTGCTCATGGCGACCTCTCAGTATTGGATGGTGATGGCAGGGATCAGTCGGCTGGCGATCAGAGTGATTGCCTGCTTTGCACACTCATCGGTCATTCCGCCTTTCACGAACGCTTCCAGAGCGGCAGCATTGATCGTGCGGCGATGCTCTTTGTCAGCTTCCCGGGCGTTCTGCTGGCGAATGATCTCGTCGGCTGCAGCATTGGCACGAGCAATCTCAGCCAGGCGCGCACGCTCAACTGCGTCTGCCTGACGCTGCGCAGCTGCAACTCGTTCTTGCTCGGCGCGCTGCTCAGCGGCGATGCGGTTGGCCTCGGCCTGTGCAGCTGCACGTTCTGCCTGCTCGGCCTGTAGCTTCAGTTCCAGTTCGCGGCGTTCTGCGGCGGCCTTGGCATCTGCTTCCCGTCGGATAGCGGCTTCGCGCTCAGCTTGGGCGGCAGCTTCTGCTTCACGTCGTACCCGTTCTTCAGCTTCGCGAGCGATCTGCGCCTCGCGTTCCTGTTGTGCGCGGGCCTCGGCTTCAGCGCGGAGACGGGCAAGCTCGGCTTGTTCAGCCTCATACCGCTGCAACTCAACCAGCACCGATCGCAGCGCTTTCACTGCCAGGTCTTTGGTGCGTGCCGCTTCCGCTTCGAACTCTTCCCATTGCTCGCCAATTTCGACGCCTTCCGCCTCAGCGATGAGGCCTTCGACGTGGGCAGATGTCTGACCCGCCAAGTTCAGGGGAAGGCCACGCAGCCATTCGATCCGGTCGTTGTGGCGATCGATCCGGGCGTCCTCTGCGGCTTGCCATTCAGTCAGCGGCTGCCGCACCTGGTCACGCAGTGCGTCCATCTCGGTGACGAACTCGCGCAGCTCGGCCTCTACAACCTTCGGCATTTCCTTCAGGCGGCGCAGGTAGTCACGGCCCGGTTTCTCGACCGCCGTCTTCGACTTGCTGACCTTTGCAGCCAGGCTGGCGATGCGCTCACGGCCCTTGCGAGTGGTGAGGTCTGGCACTTCACCGGAGACTTCCGCTTTGGTGTGCTCGAGGAAACGTTTCAGGCCGCCCAGCACGTAAATGGCTGGAGCGTTTGATTCGTTGATGTCGTCAATGCTGACGAGCTGCTGAGTTGCAGACATGCGAATGTCTCCCGCGCCATCCGTGTGCCGGGGCGCTGCGATTGAATATGGTGAGGGTTGAATCAGTGCGGTGCGTAAGCGCTGGCGATCATCCACGCAGAGCAGAACAGCAGGGTGAAGAAGCTGCCGCGCCAGAATGCCCAGCGTTTGGCGTGTTGGTAACTGTTCATGGCTTCACCTGTTGATGGCTACGATCGACATGAAATCATCGTCGTC